TTAAGAGGCAAGTTGAGCTGTATTCATTACGGTTTGTCGCTCTTGGTAAGCCAACACGTCTGACTTCTTGTAAGTAACACATCGACCAACCTTAGTGTAGGGAATCCCGCCACCCACACAACGCAAGCGCTGCAAGGTGTGGACAGAGCAGGAGAGGTAAATTGCTACATCTTCCTGCGGAAACAACTGCTGATCCGATGCAGCAAGGAAGCGATCTAAACGCATATCTTTATCTTGCTGCGACATTTCATTTAGCTTAATTTTCACTTTTCACCTCCATACAACTTTCTACATCTGCGATGGCTTGTTCAATCCGTGGTATTTCTGTTTTGTAATCAACATTGCCTAGACCGTGGTACAAACCAATATCCACACTTGATTTCAAGAATTTTATATATTTTCTTGCTGATATTAAGCCGCCATGTTTTTCAACCAACGCATGACTTTCGACAAGGCGTTTTAGATCGTTAAGAGATACAAATGGGCAGTTTTCTGTTGGCTCAATTGCGATAAATGAATACTCCATCATATCTGGTAGATAAACATCCGTTTCTGGATAATCAATCCAGCAATCAACAATAAGCTTTGCCGCTTTAAGGCCTTTATTCTCCACAAAATCGTACGCTTTCAAGACACCTCTCCCAAAGCCTTTACCACGCCATACTGATCAAATTCCGCGATATACGACGACAGCATGTGGTAATACAGATCAGCATTTGAATCACTCACTTCCAAAATAACGCCTGTGCCATTGTTTACACGCTGTCTTAAGGTTGCTTCCAGTTTCCGCACAAAGTTACTGTGCAAGTGATGTGACTCGCTCGCAATGTGGTACAAAGCACCCGTTTCACCAGCATCCAAAACTAGATTAAAAGGCTTGTCCTTGTGCAACTCACCAATGATGTAGTTGGCTACAGCAATGTTTGTTTGTTGAATTTCAGTCATTTGACGCCTCCACCGATTTGAATAATTCTTTCATTCGTGCGTAAGTTTTAGGTGCTGAGCGCTGTGGAATTTCTTCAGCCAATAAAGCTTCAAGTTCATCCCAGTGATCAACAAGAACAGCCCAACTCTTTGATACTTGCTTCATCACACCCAGTCGTTCGCGAAACTCAGGAACCGCATTAAGCAGATCAACGCAACGCTTAAAATCACTCGGGTCAGCCGGAGAGAACCGACTTTTCCAATCTTTACCATTTACCGGCCCACCATTTAACATAGTCGCCATTAGGCATTCGCTCGACATGCCAGTATTTGCATTAAGTAGCCAGTGCATGGCTTTTTGAATTTCAGTCATTGGCTTCATTCTCCATATGTGCCGACATTTCTATATAGTCGTATGCCCATTCGCGAAGAATCTCATTTTGAATAAATTCGTCTTTTTCAAAGAATCCCAATTTATTCCACTCTTCCTCGGAGATATGCTCACTTAGAAAAGTCTCTTCCTCGTGGTTAGCTACAGGAAAACCGATTGACAGCTTTAGTTTGATTTTTATTTGGTTGAAATCAGTCATTAGCTGGCTCCTGTGCTTCGAGCATGGCTTTGTAATCACGCCAAAATTCCCACTTTTTTAATTTGACCTGATTCTTATGTGATTCTTCTGCAATTTCGCTCCAAACAGGATCATTTTCATGTATTGGCTTATCAATGCGATCAATAGCCATTTTTTCAGCAATTTTCTCAGGTAATTCTTTAGCCACAACTACAAACCCTTCCGGCACCGCTTGGGCTTTGGCTGCTTGCCATGCGCACCAGCTTGAATTAATTTCATTCAGGGCTTCGCTATATTCCTCATCCCATTCAATTAGCTCATAAACATTTTCCAATTCGCTATATTGAATATTCGGCAAATATTTGAAATCCACACCTTGTGAAAGCAGGTGTTTTTCATGAGCAATTTTTTCTTTCTGAATATCCATCACGCATTCGCCCCAGTTAGTTTTTCGATTTTGTCAGCAAGAAGGTTTGCATCGACAACAATGTAATCCTCGCGATCATGTCTTGCTTTAAATGACCATACAGCTACCCATGATTGCAATTCATTGCCGACATTAATCACTTCAGGTACAGCTTGGGCTTTGGCTGCTAGCCACATCTGCCAACCCATTTGAGATTTTGATGAAACATATTCACCATCTTCTTTTTCGAGCTCGGATGACTTTCCACCTGCATTTAAATAAGCAGTTTCAAAGTTTTTAATATCCATCACGCCACCTTCCTATATTTTCTATAATATTTTGCAAAACACCATGCGAACCGCTTTCTACCAAACCCTAACATCTGCTCACCATTCTGAATTTTGATGTGTCGAATCTGGTGTGTTGTGCCTTCATCAATATTTACTGCAAGTTGGCCGACCTTAAACATCACGCCACCTCATTAAATGGATCATGCCTCTTAAATTCTTCATACAAGCGCACGGCAATCTTATTTAGCTTTCCGTTCGCCATAATGACCACACCACGCGGGAAGTTCTTATTCACCACCTCACAATAAAAATGCGTGTCACCTGAGCTATGTCGCACACCACGGTAGCCGATGCGGACAAGCCAGATAATGAAGGCTTCGCTCATAAGGGGATGGACGCGAGTTAATTTTTTCATGCTGCCACCTCAACTGGATTTAACTCAGCAATGATCTGATCAATTTTTTGATTAAACCGAATCACTGACTGCTCAATACCTGCAATATCTAAATCCTCTGCATTCACCCGAATAACCAATAACTGCAAATGCTCAGGCAGGCGAGGGTCATAGCTCACAAAGTCGCACCACTTGCGGCGCGTACAAGCCAATTGCCAAGTAATCTGTGGCACATATTCAGCGGGCACTTCTTTGGTTAGAATGGTGTTTAAATGAGTCTGCGAGCTTGGGCATTTAGCCTCAATTTGCCCATCTTTACCCACCAACCCATCAGGACTAGCGCCACTCATTTTGATAACTGGGTGATCAATCAGACCTGTGCCAATTACAAAATTACCAGTCTCATTTTCATACGCAGCAATTGCATAAGGCTCCTGATCAATACCCCATTGCATCAGGCTATTGGTTTTGGTTTCCTCCTGAACGCCAGTAAGGCGCTCAGTCAGAATAGTTAGGGTTAAAGCATTGTGTGCTTTACCTTTAATTGGCTTTGCATCCACATCCTTAATGCGACTTGCGGTTACTTTTCCGCATCGATCTGCATGCCAATCTTCACTACGCTGGAGAATGGTCATAGGTTTCTCCTTGGCGTGATAAGGCTTGATCTGCGAGTTCAGCAACTTGTTTTAAAGCAACTGAATGAGTGGTCCAGAAGTATTTTTTACAATCGCCTTTAGGTAAGGCTGTAAATGCAACCTGCAAGCGCTCTGAGCCGTGTTGAGCTTCATTTTGCAGCGCTGCTAAATGATCAGCTTCAAAGTTGGCGTAACCATCAGGGATGACACTTTCATCAACACCTTGAACAGTTTTCATTGTTTGACTTTCAATGATGCGTTCAGCCTCATCTTGGTCATAAATGCCAGAGTATCCAAAAGCGATACGAGCGCATTGAATTAAGGCTTTATGGCGCAGAAAGCGCTTAGGGTGTGTCTGCCAAGGCCCATCAATCTGATAGTTATTTTTAACAAATGGCTTTCTATAAACCTCATCCAGGTATTCGCGGATCACGATAGGTTGCGTACGATCCTTTCGGTAAATCACGCATTCAACCCATTCATGAGCGTCAGCTTTTGCCCCGTCCATGCGAATCATATTGTCTGAATAGCGGTAGTCGATACCATCCAGACTTGGGTTGCTGTTAATGATTCTCGACCAGCCATCAACACCAACAACTGGGATGATTCCTTTTTTGTCCGGGAATGCATAAATCTCTTTTGTCCATGGATTTAGTTTGTATTGTCCAGCGACAATTAGCAGCGCGCCCATCTGTTCACGAGTGATTTGAGCATCAGACTTAAACGCAGTCTGCATTAAGGTTTGCTCAAGCTCAGCTGGATCCACATTGTGCAAGCCCAACATTTCAGACAATTGATTAATTTGAGCTTTGATTAAATTTGCTTGTACTGGTGCATTCATATTCTTATTCCTTAAAATTTGATCGAAACGTGAGGCACTAAGCCTTTATTGATTGCGTTCAGAATAGCTTTACCCTGATCAACACTCACACCAAGATCAGTCAGACCTTTAAGCGCTTCACTACAGATTTGCTTTTTGTGAGCCACATCAGCTTCACGCGCTTCAGCTGCTTTACGTTCAGCCTCAGCTTTAGCAACTTGTTCAGCTTCGATACGCTTACGTTCATTTTCAGCAGCTTGAACAGCGCGTAATTCAGCGGCTTCTTTTTCAGCTTTCAATCGAGCTTCACGCTGTTCCGCCTCAAGCTTTTCACGCTGAACACGTTCAGCTTCAAAACGTGCTTTTTCTTCTGCTTCGCGAGTGGCTTTTTCAGCAGCTTCACGGGCAATGCGCTCTTCATGTTCACGTTGTAATCGAGCTTGTTCAGCAAGGCGTAGGCGCTCTAATTCAGCCTGTTCAGCTTCGTATTTTTCGCGCTCCATCAATGTCTTGCGTAATGTTTCCAGTGTTTCAAATTTGGCAAGTTTCGCTTGCTCTTCGTATTCCTCGAAAGATGAGTCAATTACACGGTTTTCAAGTTCAGAGATTGCATCCTTAATGCTTTGCGCAGTCCATTCGCTATCTTCGTTTTGAATTAAGCTCAAGGGCATGCGAATAACAGAAATTGTGGTTTCATGCTTCGCCACACGATCCTTTTCGGCTTGTTCAAAATCAGTCAACGGCTTTCGGATCTCCTCTTGCAGCAACTCCATGTTGTCACGCCAAAACTTACGATCTGCATCAATAACTGCAGCTTGTTGTTTAATACCTGAAACAAGCTCTTTACCATGGTTGTCTACTGTGGTTTTGATTCGAGCAAGGCTATATGCAAAAGACTTAAGCGATTCACGATCTTTCTTTACACCCATATCAAATACAACAGAGCGAGCATTTTCAGAGACACGCTCAAATAAAGCCCTTGTACCACCTTCGACTTTAAAAGCTTCAATAATTTCAGGCTGCTCAATCGCAACGATTTCCAATTTTGCATTCATATTCTTATCCTTGTGCCATTTCAAATTTTTCAACCGCATCTGCTTCAAGCCATTCATTCAACTCATAGACCTGAGATTCAGTCAGAATGAAATGCAAGCCTGCTGGTGTTTCTTCAAAGTCAGACCGAGTGACCAAAGCCAAAGTATTGTTGTCCACTTCAAGCTTTGTGTAGTCCACATCACGACCAAATTCAGGGTGAAATTGCTGTTCCACACACATTGAATCCGTCATTTCAACCGCTTTGATTTCACAGTCAATGGATTCACTACCGATCACGAAAGAAAACTGCACATTGTCCGCATCAACTTCAATGCCTGACTTTTTGATCGAAAGCATCGGAAAGCAAGGCGCGAACAATTCAGGTTTGGTTTGAGTGTTCATAACTCCACTCCTTTAAACATATCCATAGTTACAGGGTCGCCATTAGCGAACGCATCCATTAACTCAGCAGATTTTTCAGCAACAATTACAGTTGTGCATTTTTCTTTAAAACACTGTTTTTTTGCTTTGACAGAGGTGTCAGCATCGACAACAGCAATCTTGTTGCCAATCAATCCATACAAAACCTTACTCACTTCACACCCCCAGCAATCGCAGCATTAATCTTTTCAATCTCATAACGATCAACATAAGCATTCACAGTCTCGTCATGACGAACCACGTTAAGGATGTCCAGAAACTCTACTGAGCCACCATCTAACGCATACTCGACGTAGATGTTGTAATCGTTGGCTTTGACAGTAGCGATACAAGTCTCACTGCAAGTACGTTTAAGCACTTCATATTTTTGAGCTGTGATAATCACTTGATGACTATCATCAGCAACCTTGGCAGGCTGGAAAGCGTAAGCTACTGCTATCCCCGCGCTGATTGATGCTGCAATGATTGCAGACTTGAGAATATTGAATTTAGTTGTCATGGCTGCCTCCAAGCTTGAACTTAGGCAATGGGATTGGTTGATTTGCATGAAAGGAATCAATCATTTCCTGAGTGACTGCAATTTCCTCATCGTGATCAATTTCCCAGAAAGTGACACTCAGATGCTTTTCAGCCCAAGCTTTTAAGAAGTTGCTTAATTCAGCTTTTGCCTCATCATCAACACTATCCGACCCTGTATTACCGTCAGTGAAATCGCCTGGATAATTGTCATCAATGCGCAGGTCGTAATTTTCCAAAACTTCATCGGCATCCATGATGAACTGAGTAGGTGATGGCTGGCGCTTGATACCAGTAAGGAAGGTGTTACCAACTTCCAGTACGTCGTCATCAAGCATGTCTTGCAGGGCTTCAGCAGGATTTCCATAATCAGACCAATTGTCTTCACCGCGATAGCTGAAAACTCGATCAGCATTCAACTTGCCTTCGTCAACTTTTGTATTCATAATGACCTCGTTGTGTAGAAGCCCAGTTCCCGTCGAAAGTTGCTGGGCTTTTTTGTGTTTACGAGGTTTATAGTAAACATGATGTGTACTGTAGTCAACACCCATAATAAACAAATGTGTATTTATTTTATAAACAACTGTTTTATATAGACATAAAAAAAGACCGCCTAAGCAGTCTTAAAATTTCATTTTGTTTACTTATTTATGGCAGCGAATTTTGCACATTAAATGCATAAGCAATAACCTCAAACTCCTGGTCGATAATTTCTTGCTGCGTTAAAACCTCTTCTTTGTATTCGTCACTGTTGGCGCTGACAATCCTTATACCGCCCATTGGCATTCTGTATAGGTATTTAAACTTAAAAAGACCACCATGGCATACCGCATACACCTTGCCATCAATTACATTTTTTCTACCTATATCGACATAAACCGTTGCGCCATCATTAATGACTGGAGTCATTGAGTTGCCAAATGCTGTCAATGCAAGCGCATTTGCTGGATCAACACCATAACGCCTTAATGTTGATGCGCTTAGTCTTAACTTTCTTGTTTCTGTGTTTATGATTTCGCCAAGCGATCCTGAGCCACAAGACACCAAAACATCTTTATAAAACGGCACTTCAACCTCATCGCTATCTAGTGGAGTGGAGCTATCCCACCCTGCAACACGAGAAACATCACTACTAGAGTTATCGCCCGCACCACTTAAAAGCCAGTTTGCAGAACAGCCAAACTCAGCAGCCGCTTTTAAAGCCCCAGCTTTTGATACACCACGCTTTTTCCAATTGGTCAGCGTTTGCGGTGATTCATCAATACGTCTTGCGATTTCTTCCTGGCTTAGATTGTTGCTCGCCTCAAGCAGCCTTTTAAATGAATCATGCATAACAAACCCCTTTTTGTTCTTGGTTTTATTATCTCAGCAGTAAACAAATTGTGTTAAACAAATGATTTGACATTAGTAAACACAGCGTTTACCATCAAATACACAAATGTTTAGTGGAGAGTGAAATGTCTATCAGCACTGATAAAGACATCATTGTTGCTCTTGGTGGATCAACAAAGGTCGCTGAAATGCTTGGGTTGAAAAGCAAACAGCGTGTTCAAAATTGGATGACAAGGGGGATACCTGCGGAAGTGAAACTCCAATATCCGCACATCTTCTTAAATCCGCATATTTCAGGTGTGGTTCGCAACAAGGATGTTGCGTGATGGGAGTAGACGATATGCAAGAAGCATTGGATTTAGGTTTTCTTGATGTGCATGGGAAAAAGACTGACTCAACATCAGTCCGCATGACACATGAAGCATTGCAGGCGATTGATGCGCTGGCAGCAATGGACGATATAAAACGCTCGGAGTGGATTCGGGATGCAGCCATTGAGAAGCTCCTGAAGTTTAAGAAACAACATGAGTATCTCAGTAGAGCGTTTGGTAGTACCACAAATACGGTGAATACATCGTCCACAAATAAAGAAAGCCCATCTGCTGGAACAGATGAGCTTGATATTCAAAACCTAGAGGGAAATGAACAATGAATATGTTACCACAGTTCGGAAATTCTGAACAGAAAACCATGTCTACTCGCATTATTGCCGACTTGACAGAAAAACGTCATGACCACGTTAAGCGTGATGTTGAAAACATGCTTGGGCAGCTTGGTTTAGATATCCCCAAATTTGGGGGCATCTATTTTGATACTCAAAACCGCCAGCAAACCGAATATTTGTTAGATGAAGAATTAACAATGACTTTGGTTACTGGCTACAACATTGTTTTGCGTAATCGAGTGATTAAACGCTGGAAGGAATTAGAGCAGCAGCCAGACCTAAACAACCCTGTTCAGTTGCGCGACCTGCTACTTGGTTATGCAGAGCAAAATATTCAATTGGCTTCTGAAAACCAAACACTAACAAAAGCCATTGAAAACATCACCGCAACCGAAAACGGTGTGAAATTTCAGCAGGCTTGCAAAATCCTGAACGTAAAGCAGGCTGATCTTGCTAAATGGCTTCGCGCTAAAGGTTGGGATAGATACATCAATAAATCACGCGCTTCGACTCATTACAGCCAAGAGCGCGGCTATTGCGAAACAAAATTTGAAGAAGTTGATGGTGTGAAGCCATCTGGTGAGCCGTACAACTATACAAAAATTGAGTTCTTTATCCTACCAAAAGGCATGGCTGTACTGGCTAAACATTTTGGGGGTGAAGTGTGAGCAATCAAACGCAACGCTACCGCATTTTAGGGTGGATCGCCTGCAATGATGGTGGGTACGTCACCAAAAGCAAAACCATCCGCCAGTGCGATTCTTTTGATGAGGCACTGGAGCACCTAAAAAACATTCATGCAAACAATATTGAGTGTACATATTTCACAATTGAGCGCGGGGAGTGGGCGTAATGCATTACTACAAACGCAACATAGGTGATTATGCAAAAAAAGCAGGGCGTAAAACCCTACTTATTCCTGTTCAAAATTTCCTGTTTTGCACGCTGAAGAGCTTCAATTACAGCATCAATATGAACAGAGCTAATTTCAATAATAGTATCGGAAAACTCACCATCTCTTTCGTTGTAATGACCATTTTCCTCAAAAATATACACAGATGGTTTGGTTTCATCGGCATACACATCAACGGCGTTTTGTTTTGGTATAAGCGTCATTTTTCTAATCCTATTAATAATTTAGCTGATAAATCTACTGGATTTTGTTGCGATTTTCAATTAGTGCGAGGTCTGTAATGTATTACTACCAAAAACATATTGGCGACTACCGATCTGCAACCGCTCATTTGGATTTACTGCATCACGGTGTTTATCAATACCTCATGGAAACTTGCTACATGAATGAGCAACCTTTGCCAATTGAAGTGGCAAAAGTATGTCGTTTATGTGGTGCGCGCACCCAGGAAGAAAAAGAAGCCGTTCAGAATATTTTGGATGAATTTTTCACCTTAACTGAAAAAGGGTGGGTGAATAGTCGTGTGGAAAAAGAGATTAATGCGTACCACGCCAACTCGGATAAAAATCGCACCAATGGTGCCAAAGGCGGTCGACCTCGTAAGAATAAAACCCAAAATAACCCAGTGGGTTTTGATTCGGTTTCATCTGGGTTAGAAAATGACGCAAATTCAAAACCCAATCAAAAGGCAACCATAAACCATAAACCATTAACCATAAACCAAGAACCATTAACCAGTAACCAATATATATATACGTTCGACATTGATTATGTGAACGCGAATTTATTGAAGTCTGGACGTAAACCAGTTGACCAGAAATATATTGACCAACTGCAACCACAGTTCGAGCTGTACTACGCAAATCAACCTATGGCTGACAACAAAGCGCTAGTGAAATTTGTTCAATGGATTATGCGTAATCAAGATCAACCTCAAAAACAAAATGAACAATACCAAACCTCCCAACAACGCACTGCATCTGAAATGGATCGCTGGAGACAGGCCGAACGTGAAGCATTTGGTGAGCGCGATGTAACGCCAAAAAAGTCATTGCTGATTGAGGAGGTGGGTCATGCGTGAGTTCACCAAAGATGATGCTACGCGTCTGATTTCAAAAATGCGTATCAACTACGGCAAGAAGTTTGCGGATCAGTGGGTTGGTGTTGATGTTGAAGAACTAAAGCAAGCCATGGTCGACGCATACCAAGGCTTAACAGTTGAAGACTTTGCTCGCGGTGTGAATCGCATGAAGCATGAGCAGTGGCCACCGACTATCCCTGAATTCCGTTCTTGGTGCGAACCAAAGACCGACGACTGGTTAGGCTCACATGAAGCATGGGCGATTGCTGAAAAGTCTATTGGTTTTGATGGTCAAGAATTAACAGTGATCTGGACTGAGCAAATGGCTCAAGCATTCAGCCGTTGTGAAGAATTGATTAAGACTGGTGACAAGTATCAGCGTGCTGAAGCAAAGAAAATATTTTGTGATGCTTATGACCGACTTGTAACTCAAGCGAAAGATCAGGGGTTGAAGCCGATTTATGTCACTTCGCTCGGTACAGACAAAGATCAGCAGATTGCTGCTATCAAGCAAGCAGAGGTTGATGGGTTTTTACCTGCGCCTGAAGCAGCACTTCAACTTGAACACAAACAGACTAGCGCTGAAATCCAAAGCGATTCTTTAAAATACAAGACTATTGCTCAAGAAGCACTTGCGAAGCTTGCACCACACATCAAGCGCAATGTGAACAAGATGACTGAGGAGGTGAAAGAAACGCAGTCTTGGGAGTCAATGGAGGTGCAGCACATTGATCCGTTTGATGACTTCGAGGCGTACAAGGCGGCTTTGCAGGCTGAACAGAAGAAATTACCGCAAGCAGTTCGTTTTTTGGATGAACAAGTAGGGGGTGGGGTGTGAAAGTAATCGAACAACAAATCAAAGTAACTCTTCTGACAAATATTGGCGACTACCAAGAAGATTGGGTGAAGGCCTACATTGAGCCAAATAACGCTTATTCAGATTGTGGTGGACGTATCACTGTAAATATTGGCGATGACCATATTGGCTCACATTTCTTCTCACATTGTGGCACCGAAACTTTTGAGCAATTCATTGGCAAGGTCGGGTATGACTATCTGATCAACAAACTGTTCCAAACCCAAAACTGGATTGATGTCGAGAGTGGTGTTGAGTTATTCCAAAGCCTTCTTGATAACGAGATTTTGTATCGAGTTAAGGATGCACGCGCAAGTGGATGGGTAAGCAAAGATGAATTAAGAGAGCTTTATGAAGAGCTCAAGGATCGCGAATTTAGAGACATTGGCGAACTATCAAACATGCTTGGCTCAAGCGAATGCGAAACCATGGCGAAAATGTTTAACGACGAATGGTTTTACGATGGGAATTTTAAGAAGCGCAATCGAGTTTATGACCGTCAAAAAGCAGCAATTCAGGCTGTAATTGATCACTTTGGTAGTGAGGTGGTCGCATGAACGAAATACTTCAACAAAGAATTGAGTCAGTACAAGCTGGCAAAAACATAACTCATGCTCAGATTGGGGCTAAACGCAGTCTACGTGAGCAACTTGATAGTGACCTTGAGGCTTTCTTAAAAAATGGTGGAGCTGTTGAGCAATTACCTCAAGGCTTTTCGGGTGAATGCAGCAAAGGGTGGAATGGCTCAAAACCAAAATCTCAAAAGACTATGCGTGAAGTGATGGCGAATTCTGTTACGCAGACAGATAAAAAGCGTGCTCGTCAAAAAGAGGATCAGGCGCCTATTGCGGAGATTAAGGCTTTGGATCAGTGGTGCAAAGAGCGCAAAGGCCGTGGTGGTGATTTGTGTCGAGAGTTGAAAGTAGCTCATTCATTCATATCGCAAATAACCCAACAAAATAGACCATGCTCAAAAGAGCGTTATGAGCAAATTAAGTTAGCAATGAAAGCGATTGAACAACGGGAGCAGGCGGCATGAATGCAAAGAAGTTTATTCAGGACCATGGGTTGGAGCAGGCACGCAATCTACAGACTATGCTTAAAAATCTTGGTTGCTCCGATGACATGAAGTTCGCGGTTATCAATGGAATGTGGCATAGATCAAGTGACGGATTTACCTACGATGACCTTCACGCAGCCATTGCTGACTACGACCGCACCGACCATTGCACAGACATCCGTAACCACATCAGTCCTAATACGATAATTTCAGAGGCGCAAGCCCTGCGAGGTGACAATGACTAATCTCCGTATCACCGCAGCACAGGCACGAAAAGCAGGTATTGGCCCCCGATTTGGTGTAACAGCCAAGTCGGGGAAAAAGAAATCCAATCCAGATCCAATGCCAAAGGTTCCGGCTCATCTGGTCGAAGGGAAAGGGTTTGGTGTGATGAATGATGAATTGCTCTGGTGTGAAGTTTTAATCACACCTCCTTCGGTGAATCATTATTGGATTCGTGGGGCAAACAAGACCAATCGATTAAGTAAGCGTGCAATCCACTTTATTGACGTTATGAAGCGTTTTATTGAGCCAGCAGGGTATCAGGGCAGAGTTCGAGTAAAGATCGAATACGCGCCACCTGATGCGAAAATACGCGACATCGATAACATCGTAAAACCATGCTTCGACGCTTTATCGAAAGGTGGGTTGATTCTGGATGATTCCCAGGTGGATGAATTGCTTGTGAAGCGGTTGCCATCAGAAAAAGGCGGGAAGTTGATTATTCAAGTTGAAAAGTTAAGGGTTTAAGGGGGATAGGGATGAATGCAGTAGATAAATTTGAACAATTTGAATGGTTGACTCATGGCATTACGGCTAAGTCGCCAAACTTTGAACCACAAGCGCGCAGTACTGGGGAAAAGCCTTTGAATTATGAAGATCGCTTGGGTGCGATTGCGAGCATGGAGACGCAGCTCGCAAAGTCAGTTACAGCGCTTATTGTATTTGATGGGAAGTGTGAAAGCGATTATGAGTATGTGCGTAATCATCTAGTTAAGATCATGTTGGTGAATGCTAAGGATGATAAAAAGCGCGAGCCTGAGCATATCACCATGAATCGCTTGGCATACTTGATTGCACGTATGGTAATTGATTTCTCATTAAACCCCGAGTTGGAGGGGAATTTTACAGCGCAAGGTCGATTGTATTATGCGGGGATTAATTCGATGCAGATGCAAGCTGAGCTTTACCGCAAGACGTGGAAGCCATACGAAAACCTAATGTGTTTGGCGCTTGAGTCGGCGATTGATGAGGCATCTCAAACTATTCAAAAGTATAAGAAAAATACATACAAAGAAATGCGAGCGTAGGGATTCCATTATTTCGGAAACCAAGGTATAGTTTCACTATACTGGTCGTATTACGGTTTATCCGAGACCAAGGCATTAAAGCTCATCGAATGGTGGGCTTTTTTGACATTATTTATTCATAAAATTAAGTGATAATGTCTTTTTTGTTTTTGAGCTCTAATTGAAATGGCGATTTTAACTGTTAAAGAACTAGAAGACACTCTCGGTAAATTAGTGGCTGAAGGTAAAAAGCCTGAAAAGATTTTATTAGGCTATAGAGCGTATGGCGAGCTAATGAATGATCGTAGCTTTTTTGAGGAAGTAGCAGGGTCGGCAATGGATCCAAACAAACGAAAATATAAAAATATTAAAATTAAGGTTACCCAAGACGAATACCAGTTTGAAGTGAAGTGTTCAAAAGAATAGGTTTAAGCATCAAGGAAAGCTCGCCAAATGGTGGGCTTTTTTTATTCCTAAATAATTTGGAATAAAATGTGAATGAGATCTCAATATAAACCAAGTATATTAGTGGTATTAAGTTCTCCATGATAGTTAATATCAGTTTATACCTGCATCTTCCCCAAGTTGCAGGTTTTTTTTGCTTCATTTTTTATTCGATTAATGATTTAATTATTTTGTTGTAAATAAAAACAACGATTCCTTGTATCGGCGCAAATGACCAAGGGGAAAAGCCTTACAGTGATGTAGGGCTTTTTTATTGCTGTATACAAATTGCATGGGCTTTGATGGGCTTTTTAAACAACTAAGATGGTATAGTGACACTCTCTTTTAAATGCTCCTCTATATGCCTGAAATCTATAAATACATTTACACTCAGATAAGTATATTCGGTTCATTACCAACACATAAAGTTCTTATAAATAGTACACATAACAAAACCAAATTAATTTTCGCTGATAATACTTTTGTTTACGGGGCTGTTTCTGATTGGGCAGTGGGTCTATCCGGACTTGATTCGAGAAAATCAATATGGTCGGAAGAACCCAAGTTGTTTTTAGAGGGTGAAAAGAGAAGATTGAGCCTCTATCGAGCATCTCATCCAGCATTTATAACTGAAGCAATTTTAGGGTAGGCTTTAGATATTTTGAATGTCGTTAATACTATAAGTGCTTATATTTCAGATAAAGTTTGCTTTGTGGTTGCTTAGGGCGTATAAAGCTAACTCGTTGATGCGGGATGGAGCAGTCTGGTAGCTCGTCGGGCTCATAACCCGAAGGTCGTTGGTTCAAATCCAGCTCCCGCTACCAACGAAAAAAGATTCAAAGTTTATAGCCTAGTCCCCGTGGATTAGGCTTTTTTTATGGCGGCTTGACTTTAATCGTAGTGGTTTAAATTTTAATGCCGCCACCCAGATATTTACTAACTTCAAAGCTCGGTCTAATGACTGGGCTTTTTTGTTGCCTGAAATTCCATAAACCTGACTCATTGGTGATCTTATGAAATAACGTCAGCCATTTGGCAACTTGGATTTGTGACGCTATGCATTCATTTGCTCAGCTAAAAGCGCAAACGGTGGGATGCTGAAACCAGCCGTATAAATTGGTTTGAATCCAATGTGATTTCGTCACATATTGAGTTAGCCTTAGAGCCATAAATTGTGGGTGACACCCCGACTAATCAAGATGAAAGACACAAAGCGGATCAATAGCTAACTTTGAGAAGTTTATTGTGTCGAGTAGCGGTAGATCAGTTGCCGAGCTGATTAATATCGAACTATAGGCAGGGGTGTGGCAGATCACCACATCCTTTTTTTATTGCCCTGAGAAATATTAGTGTAATCACACCAAGTTAAAATGCTTGATTAGCCAGGAGTAAAATCATGCTTAGATTACTGATGTGCTTATTCGGCCTGCATGGTGCGACTGAGATCGACTACACGATTGATGATGAAGAAATTAAGGTGTGTCGGGATTGTTTGAAAGAAGTGAGGTAATAAAAAACCCCATTAAAAAATGGGGCCTGAATAAGAATATATCACCTGTGCTTTATTGCAGATTAAAAGGATCATTTTTTATGTCCTTGATTTCTAAACCCACTAAAACTGCTGACAAGGCGAGAAGCCCTGAAATTCCTAAAAAGAATATGTCATGTGAAATTATTGCTAATACCAAACAAACCACAGATACACAAATAAAAATGCCTAATACGGAATAAAGAAAAGATATTTTCATGATGGGGTGAGTATTCGGAAAATAAAGAGTGATCAAATTAACATAAAATTTAAGTTATCATTAACGTAAATTATACACAAACAATACACTTTAATCGAAACCTTAAATAGCCGAACGGATTACGGCAAACAAAGCCCCTCGCATTCTAGATGTTGAGGGGTTTTTCTTTTCTTATTGGTGGTCCCATGACAGACAAAGTACAAGCTAAACAAGACTTAGAATTTTGCAGTGCTGAGCTGTCTAAGTATCAAAATCTTAGTCGATCGGGATTGACGCGGTCAGAGATGCTAACGATTGACGGCATCATGATTAAGCTAAAAGAGCGTATTAAGAATTTGCGTGTTGCGCTGTATGCGTGATTCAAAGCGACTGGCAGCAATCAGAAAGCTGCCATGCATTCGATGCGGCAATCCAAACTCACAAGCGGCTCATTCAAATAGTGCCAAGCATGGTAAGGGCAGAGGAATCAAGGCCAGTGATGCCTTTGTAATTCCACTATGCCAGTCATGCCATGCTGCATTCGACCGTTTTGAATTGGGTAATCGGGCAGAGAGTGAAGCGATGTTTGATCAGTGGCTGGTGAGAGTGAATCGGATGTTGGTGATGGAAGATAAAGAGGTGTTTTGATGTCCAGTAAAGAAGTAAAAGTAAAGCAGATCGAAACGGCATATGAGTATGCGGAAAAAGTGATTGCGCAAAACCAACAGATCATCAGATTGAATCCGGGCAATAAAGATGCTTGTGTTGCTGCACACGGCCAGATTGATTTGGCTAAGAAATTTAAATTGCTCTTGTCTGATAATGGCGAAGAGATGTTAAAGATCATTCATGACATTGAATAGTTCAGGAGCAGGAAATGCAAAAAGCCGTGTTTCCTATCCAGAGTCATGCTGACATCACCAAAGCCATTAACTACATGCACACCAATTACACTCAAGCGATTAATGAGGGTAAGCCTTTAGTTGTTCGGATAGATCAAAAGCAAGAAGATCGAAGTAAAGCGCAGAACAGGCTTTATTGGATGTGGATGAATCAATGGGCGAAACGTCAAGGCACGGATAAAGACGCAGAGCATTTGTATTTTAAGAAGCACATGCTTGCGCGCATTTATTATCGTGATGATGTTGGCCAGTATCGAAAGACATTTGCAGCAGTAAAGGTTTTAAAAGATCAGAAGCATCCGATGTATCAGCAAGTGGCAGATGGGTTGAATGAATTGATAAGCACAAGGGATGCAACTGTAGATCAGTTTACCGAGTATTTGAATGACATTCATGCATTCTGTAATAAGCATGGGTGCTGGTTGAATACGCCGGATGATTTGATGTGGTGTTATGACCATTAGTCTGTTATAGATATTTCCTTAAAATAATGATTTATGAGGGAAATATGAGAATTGGGTTTCTTGGTGGAGTTAAATCTGGAAAAACAACCGATGTCGCAAATGATTATAATTCTGAAAAATTAAAGTGGATGTATAAAGCTGAGACAAATAGGCATATTCCTCTTAAGCGAGAGGGATTTCAGCGCGAAATATTTACACCTGGTGTCGTTGAGTTTGATGAGTACAATTTACTGATCTTAAAAAAAGATAAAACTCTTAAGTTCTTTTATGTCCTTAAGGGTATGACTAGCGATGAAATACGTGATTTATTAATTACGCACTGGGATAACTCAGATATTCTGGGATACGACTTTGATTAATAAAGACCTCCTTCGGGAGGTTTTTTAATGGCTGAAGATTATGAAAAGACCATACCCGCCAATCCAAGATAATCAAAACACAGATGTTGAAGATGATGAATTTATTGAGACTGGTGGTCTACTTCACTTCGAGCCTGCAAACAATGATTTATGGCCATGGATTAGAGAAACCTTTCTTGAATCATGGGGCAAACTCCACAATCCAGATCATGAGCACCTATTAAGCTTTCAACCTCCTGAGATTTCATTCTTGTGGGCTTATACCAGGTGTGAGGCTAAAGATCGTCGTGTATTGGGTCAGACTGAACGAGTGATGATTAATGTGGGTGGTTGGCGTAAAGATCGGCAAGAACTTCAGTTGATTGACTGGTTTGGCGATGTGCCTAAATACATCATCACACTGGATGCGCGCGTATGTCAGATCATGAGTGATGTGGATTTCTGCGCACTGGTAGAACACGAGCTTTATCACATTGGGCATAAGAAAGATCGGCATGGTGAGTTTGAATATACATCCATGGGTGAGCCTAGACTGTTCTTATGTGGTCATGATGTTGAAGAATTCCACGGTGTGGTCCAGCGTTATGGTGCATCACCAGATGTCCAAAAAATGGTAGAGCTTGCAAATGATGGTCCAACTATATCTCGGGCTAATATTGCTCATGCATGTGGTACGTGTTTATTGAAACTTGCGTAGGAGAATTCTTTACGTAGCTATACAAAGGGGTGGTTATGGCAAAACTCACTGAACCTATGAAAATCTTTATAGTTCAAAGTCTTGCTTGTTTTGAAACACCTCAACAAGTTGCAGATGCTGTAAAGACTACTTTCAAGGTTGAGGTCGAGAGAATGCAGTGCGCAAACTACGATCCAACCAAGCCGACCGGCGAGAAAATGAGTCAAAAATTAAAGGACTTGTTTTATAGAACCCGGGAAGATTTCAAGAAGAATATCGAAGACATTCCGATTGCCAATAAAGCCTTTCACTTTAAAGAACTCCAAAAGATGTATGACGATTGGGGTAAAAACAAAGTCATGCGCCAGAACGTGCTTAAGCAGGCACAGGGACTACTACAGTCGGGTAAAAGTGCTGGTCCAAGTGGCTTATCTGAAAAAGAACAGATTGAAATTGAAATTAAGCGTTTGGAGCTTGAGAAACTGCAAAAAGAAGTGAGACCTCCTGCAACTCGACCTCCTGAGGAAGATTACAAAATCAGCCTGAACCCTGATGAGGAAATTCCACATGAGCCAATTCTTTGAGCCACCAGAAGGTGCGGTAACTCTTACACCCAAACAGGCCAATATCTATTTATGGGGTTGGCAGAAAGAAGCGCGTTTTCGTGATGCTGTATGTGGCCGACGTTTTGGTAAGACATTCTTGGCCAAGGCTGAAATGCGTCGAGCTGCACGACTGGCTGCAAAGTGGAATGTGTCGGTTGAGGATGAGATTTGGTATGCAGCACCTACATTCAAGCAGGCTAAGCGAGTTTTCTGGAAACGATTAAAACAAGCGATTCCACCTTCATGGCGAGCAGGCAAGCCCAACGAAACTGAATGCACGATCACTCTAAAGAGTGGTCATGTCATGCGTGTGGTTGGTCTGGATAACTATGATGACCTGCGTGGATCTGGTTTATTTTTCCTGATCATTGATGAATGGGCGGACTGTAAATGGGCTGCATGGGAAGAAGTCCTGCGTCCAATGCTTTCAACCTGTAAGTACATCGTGAATGGTGAGCAGCGTGTTGGTGGTCATGTTTTAAGGATTGGTACACCGAAAGGCTTCAACCATTGCTATGACACTTTCATGGATGGTCAGCCGGGTCATGAGCCTGATTGTCGAAGCTTCTCATATACATCATTGCAAGGTGGAAATATTCCTGAATCGGAAATCATTGTTGCCAAGCGCAAGATGGACCCGAAAACATTCAGTCAGGAATATGAAGCTAGTTTTGAAAGTTATCAGGGCGTTATTTATTACTGCTTTAACCGGGTACTCAATAGCTCAAGCGAAACTGTTCAACCAGGCGACACCCTACACATCGGCATGGACTTTAACGTCACCAAAATGGCGGCAGTGGTTTATGTGCGTCGTGGTGACACCATGCATGCAGTAGATGAGTTTGTGAATCTATTTGATACGCCTGCAATGATCGAGGCGATCAAAGAGCGTTACCCAGGTTGTGAAGTGGGTATCTATCCAGATGCTTCAGGTGATAACCGTAAGTGAGCAAACGCAAGCGAAACGGATATTGCACTACTTCGGAAAGCTGGATTTAAGGTTTTTGTGAACTCTAGGAACCCTGCAGTAAAAGACCGGATCAACTCAATGAATGGGATGCTGTGCAATACCTTTGGTGAGAGACGCTTATATGTGAATGCTAATAAGTGTCCACACTTTGCGAAATGTCAGGAACGTCAGATTTATGATGTTCATGGGCAGCCAGATAAAAAAGCAGGATTTGACCACATGAATGATGCTGGCACTTATCCGATTGCTTATCTATTCCCGATCAATGAGCAGGTGAAGAGTATCGATATAACAATGTTTGGATTCTAATATGAGCATTACAAATACACACGCTGACTATGATAAGCACATTAAGACCTGGAATAAGCTGGATGATGTTTGTGGTGGTCAGGAAGTTATTAAGGCGGCAGGCGAGAAATATTTGCCAAAGCCATCATTATTCACATCCAAGAATGATCCAGATGGCAAAAAGCGCTATGAAGAATATTTGCTACGGGCTATTTTCCCTGGTGTGACTAGTCGAACCCTGGCAAGTCATATTGGCTTGGCCTATAGCAAATCGCCGGTCTTTAATCGACCAGATGAATTGGAATATCTAGAGCGCAATGCTGATGGCGCAGGCCGTTCTATTTATCAGTGTGCTCAACGTGCTACACGTTTAATCAATCGCAATTACCGCTGTGGAGTTTATGTAGATTTTCCAAGTGTAGCGCCAAGTCGAAGCAAGGCAGAGGAAAGGACTAAAGGTGCTTTTCCGATGATTCACATCATCAAAGCGGGCGCAATCAAGGATTGGGATTACATTATTGTTGGTAATCAGAAAAAGTTGAGCTTTGTGAAGCTGCTTGAGACTGTGAAAGTTCGTAATGGATTTTCAGTTGAAAGTAAAGATCAGTACCGAATTTTAGAGCTTAGCGATACTGATGGTGGCTACACCTATACAGTTCAAATTTTTACTAAAAATGAAAAAGGCGAATGGGTGGAAGGTGAGAAGTATATTCCGACTGACTACCATGGCAATCCATGGGATTACATTCCTTTCTCATTTTGTGGAGCAATGGATAACTCGGATGAGGTGAGTACCGCACCGCTGTATGAATTGGCATCCATGGAGCTTTCATATTATTGCAGTACCGCAGATGTAGAAGAGTCAGCGTTTATTGTGGGTCAGCCTACTTTATGTTTTCCAAGTATCACACCTGAACAGTACAGCATGGTGAAGGAGTCTGGTGCCAGTGTTGGCAGTCGTTCAGGCATTCCAACAGATGCAAAGATGGTCCAAGCTGAAAAGAATGGCCTTGCTTATGAACGCATGAATGATAAATGGAATCAGATGAAAGAGCTTGGCGCGCGGCTGATTGAAGTTGGCTCTGCAAATAAGACCGCGACGCAGGCCGATAATGAAAGCTCGGTGCAGCATTCGGTTTTATCGCTCGTGGTAGCTAATGTGTCTGAAGCATTCACCAATGCACTGCGTTGGTGTGCGAAGTTTGCCATGCCCGAGCATGATTTCAAGACGGATGAGTTGAGCTTCACAATTGCTCAGGATTTTAATAAACCTAAATATGACCCTATTCGCTCTAAATTGATTTACGAAGCCTGCCTTGCTGGTGAATTACCGATGTATGTTTGGTATCACTACGAGCAGACAGGTACTTTCCCGGAAGATAAATGGGAAGACATCGTAAAGAAAATTGAGCAGCGGAATGATGGCACTATGGATGCATAAGCATGAACACATCAGCGCAAAAAGCCTTACTTGATGCGCTGACTCAGCATCAGGCATATCTGTACCGAGCGTCATCACAATCAGTTAATGAGCTAATCAAGCGCTTTAATTCGCTCTCAAATACTCAATTACAGCGATTATCAGAACTGCTTGAAGAATTAACCGATTCAGAACGAAATGCGCTTAAATCGTTTAATTTTGGTAGTAAAGCAAAGACATCTAAACTCAATGAAGAAATCAAAACCATTCTTGATGAGTGGTTCACTTCGATTGATGTGGACTTGTCTGAAAAGTTTCACAAGTCTGCTTTGGATTTGGCGATATATGAAGCTGCATACACAACAAAACTTGCTGGTGATACTGCTGTGGTGGTCGCTGGTGCTGAGATTTATAAGACAGCAAGAAAAACGCCTTTTGCTGGCGGTCAGTTGGTGGATTATCTGTTTGCTGATATTGCCGATTCATTGCGTAAAAAGGTGGAGTACGTCATTCGTGATGGTATTTCACAAGGTCAGACCAATCAGCAGATTGTTCAGCGGATTAAAGGCAAGAAATCCTTAGATTATAAAGATGGATTGTTTAAATCATCGCGTGAATCGATTGAACGGCAAGTAAGGACTGTGAGAAGCCATGTGGCGAATGCGGCTTATGAAGAAACCTACAAGGCTTTGGGTTTTACGCATCTTAAATTCATTGCAACACTGGATGGCAGAACCTCCAAAACATGCGGAAGTTTAGACCAGACTGTATGGAAGGTTGGTGATTCAGGTATTAGGCGACCGCCTTTGCATCCGAATTGCCGATCTGTATTGGTTGGTGTAGATGCTGATGGTGAATTGTCTGGACAACGCCCATTTGTAATGGATGAGCGCAAAGTGAAGGACATCCCAAAAGATGAGCGTAAGGATCTGATAGGCCAGCTTGATGCCAACACTTCATTTAAAGACTTCTTTGATCAGACAGATGAGTTTTTCCAGAAAGAGTGGCTCGGGCCGTCGCGCTACAAGCTATACAAAGAGGGTGGATATAGTCTGGACAAGTTCACTGATCCGACCGGACGAGAATATACGCTGGCTGAGTTGAAGATATTGGATGAGAAGACGTTCAAGGAGGTGGGATTGTGAGTGATATTAAAGCCCGAAAGCTTGTTATAAAACGACTTAGACATGAGTTGGCTGTTTTTGATGAAGAAACAAATCTGCCACTAAGTGGTCAAAACTCAGTTGTTGTGGAAAGCTGTGCTGGTGAACCGCCTAAAGTTACCATTACGTTTGATGCATGGGGGTCTCATGGCATTCGCTTTGAAGATGATCCACGACAAGAAATTGAATAAATAAACCAAATCCAAACCTAGACCCAATCGGGTCTTTTTTATTGCCTGCTGAAAGCGGATGCGGACAGCGTAACGAGCGGATGCTCATTCAACATGGTGGAAACCTATGAAACTTAAAACACAAGTCATTGATAATAAAACATATGCAGAAGTAGACACTCAAGGGCTTCCAGTCTATGTGCATGATGATGGGAAAGAGGTTGGCTTTGATGCTGGTTCAGCAATGCAAAAGATCAGCACTCTAAATGCGGAAGCAAAAAACCATCGTGAAGCAAAAGAAAAAGCCGAGTCCACACTAAAAGCATTTGAAGGCATTGAAGATCCAGTGGCAGCCAAAAAAGCTTTAGAAACTTTGAAAAACTTCGACGATAAAAAACTAGTGGATGCTGGCGAAGTCGAAAAAATCAAACTCGAAGCAATTAAGGCGGTCGAAGAAAAGTACGCACCAATTGTTCAGGAGCGCGATGCTTTTCAATCTCAGCTGCATAACGAACTTATCGGTGGCGGGTTTGCTCGTTCTAAGTTTATTCAAGACAACATCGCTGTACCTGTGGACATGGTCCAAGCCCAATTTGGGAAAAGCTTCAAAATCGAAGAAGGCAAGGTAGTGGCCTACGGTACGGATGGTCAAAAAATCTATTCACGCGCGCGCCCTGGTGAAGTCGCTGACTTTGACGAGGCTTTGGAGTCTTTAGTTGGTGGATACCAATACAAAGATTCGATTTTAAAAGGTAGTCAATCGCAGGGTGGCGGATTCCAGGGCGGTGGTGGAAATAAATCAGGCCCTAAATCTTTGGCTGAATGCAAAACCAAAGAAGAGAAAATTGCTTACATGAAGCAAGTGGGCGAACAAGCATAAATTAATTTAAGGAGAGGCTCATGCCTTTTGATTTACAGGTTTTTAATAAGCAAACCTATGCTGCAATGACTGAAACAGTGGCACAGGATATTGAAAAATTCAATGAAGCATCTCAGGGTGCCATTCAATTGATTAATGAGCCTTTCGGTGGTGACTTTAATATCGAAGCATCATTCAAAGCAATTGCAGGTATTGTTCGTCGTCGTAATGCATACGGCACCGGAACCGTGGCGGCAAAACGCTTGGAACAAATGCTTGATGTAGCAGTTAAGGTTGCAGCTGGTACACCTCCAATCGAGTATGAAAAGCAGCAGTATTCCTGGATTCTTCAAAATCCAGAGCTTGCAGCTTTGACCATTGGTGAGCAGCTGGCGAAAGCTCGTCTAGCGGATATGCTGAATGCGGGTATTTTGGGAGCATCTTCCGCTATTTCAGGCAATGTAAACGCGGTGCACGGTAATGGTACTGATGCTGCATCATTCCGCTTGCTTAACAAGGGTGCTGCGAAACTTGGCGACCGTTCAAGTGCAATTCGTGCTTGGATTGTTCACTCAACCACAATGCATAACCTTTTTGATAATGCGTTGGCCAACTCTGAAAACCTTTTCCGCTATGACGGTGTAAACGTTGTGCGAGATCCGTTTGGTCGTGTATTTGTGGTAACTGATGCGCCTGCACTGGTTGGTGATAATACTGGTACAGCTTTCTACAACACGCTTGGTTTGGTTGAGGGTGCTGTAGTTGTAAACGATAACAACGACTTTAATGCTGAGCTTGTACCGAGTACTGGTGGTGAAAACATTAAATACACCTACCAAGCTGAATGGACCTTCGGTGCTGGCGTTAAAGGTTATGCATGGGATACAGCAGCAGGCGGTAAGTCACCTACTGATGCGGCAATTGGTACACCAACCAACTGGGATCTAATCGCTGCAAGCGTAAAAGATACCGCTGGTGTATTAATCAAATCTGCCTAATTGAACTGCCCCGAAAGGGGCAGTTCTTTGCCTGATTGGAAGTTAAAAACATGAAACAAGAATCAAATAAGCGACTGTATTTCACGAATGACTTTTCGCCAGAGAATGTAGCAGAACTACAAGCTCAAGGTTATACCTTACGCAAGGCGAGTGCCTATCATGAAGCCGACACACTGGAAGCGTGTGCAGAGGTAGCTGGTGATGTGCCTCAAGCCTATCTCGACCTGATAAAACGCAATAAAGCCAATATCGTTACAGCGAATGTACAGGTGAGTATTACTCCCGAACTGCAAAAGGTTATTGATGATGCAAAAGCCGAATGTGAAAAGGTGGTTGCTGAAAATGCTGAGTTAAAAGAGCAGATTGTAACTTTAAAAGCCAATCTTACTTCAGGTGACCCATCCGATCTAAGCGGATTAGTTCCCACTGAACAATTTGATGCGGTAGCTCAAAAACTTACAGAAACTGAAGATCAGCTCAATAAAGAACGTGAAGCTGTTAAAAAGCTAACTGCTGAAAAAGATGCTTTATTGACTCAAGTAAAAGACCTTGAATCCAAACTCAAGAAACAGACTGCTGCTGAAGCAAAGGCTGCAAAAGCCGCTGAAGCAAAAGCAGAACAACCAAAGGAATAACCTATGAGCTTTATTACCCAAGAACAGGCTGAGCAAATTTTAGGGGCAGGCTTTGCACCAGCTGGTGATAAGGCTCGCCTCATTAAATTAGCAAACACTTGGATGCGAAACGAAGTTGGATATGTTCCAGATGAGATTGACTCACTCCTGATCGATGCTGCATGCGAAATTATCAAGGGCATTATCGCTGGGGTGATCTATGCAGGTATTGCACGTCAGACTACAAGTGAAAGCGTTAAGGCTGATACAGTCCAAGTCACTGAAAGCTTTGCCGAGGGTAGTGTGGAAGTGTCCGAGTTTGAGCAAATTGCGCGGGCTTACATTGCTTCATTGGATTTAAAGCCGAAAGGCTTTGGTTTTGAGGTGTATCGAGCATGATCAAAAATAAGATCCAATCCAAGGTTGCCAAAGCCTTTGATAAAAAGCTTGCTGATGCTGTCGATACCTTCACCTGTGAAAAGCCGATTTATTCAGGCGAGTTTGATTTTGAAACGCAAACTTATCCAGTTGTAGGTAGTGAATCTTATTCAGGGCGTGGTGTACGAGGGAATTACCTCCGAGACATGGTTAAGCCTATCGACTACCAAGCTACTGATGCTAAGGCCATTGTCCTTCAAAATGAGCTGACGGGTATTCCTCAAATAGGGGATGTCTGGCAGTTTGCCGATGGTGGTTTTGAGGTTAAAAATATTGGCCAAGATCCAACATCAAGTATCTGGACCTGCCAGCTTAGAAAGGTGTAGTAATGGGATGGAAAAACAAACCAACTAATTTTGCGCTTGATGTGGTGAAGAATGCAGACGACCATCTCAAAAAGATTGTAGGTGAAACATTGCAGCAAGTTATTGTGCGCTCGCCTGTTATGGATGGTGAATTTCGGGCATCGCATAAAGTAACGCTCGATAGACCGCAGAATGCTTATGAAAAGGGTTTTGATTTATCAGTCGGTGCAACACTAGCGGAAGGCTTAAAGGTTGCATCTACAGCGAAAATAGGCGGCCTTGTTTATGTTCAGACATTGAGTCCATACGGCACACGTTTAGAAAATGGCTGGAGTCAGCAAGCACCCAATGGTGTCTACGCATTGTCCTACCAATCAGTAGCGAGTAAATACAAATGATGACACTCACTCAAGCTGAAATAGAGATATACAAGCGTATTGGACAGTTTGCAGATAGAAGTAAATATCTAGTCGGTAGTACGCTACTACTTATCGGCGACAACAGTAAGAATCTAGGTACAGAGCTAGATACAACACTTGAAAACATAGTGGTTCGCACTGAGAACCAAATGAATGAAAAAGGACGGCCATTTAAAGCGCCAGCAAATAAGCCGTGGTGTAAAGTTTCTATACAGTACGCTGACAGTCAAGTGGCATCTATTGGTGACAGACCATGCATCCGTGATTACGGCATGATTTCAATTCAGTGCTTTACACCAAAGAGCAATGGAACACTTGCCATGACCGCATTGTGTGACCAGTGGCGAGAATTATTGCAATCATTCGGTGTATCTCATCTTGAAGTCTATAAGGTTCATGCACCGCAAAGCATGGATGACCAAGATTTTTACGCAAAAATAATTAGAGCTGAGTTCCGAGTGAACTAGCTTAAACACTTAATTAAACCGTCCTTATTGGGCGGTTTTTTTATGCCTGCTTTCAGGCAAACCACTGGCTAGGCTGATCCCCGAAAAGAAGATGGTCGTTTCGACTATTCATTGCATCTTCTTGCCAGTGTTTCTTTTTTAATGGGTAGTCGGAGCAGATCAATGAATGCAATCGTAAAAATTGAAAATCAAACTCCACTTGTCGAAGTCGAATTAAATGGAAAAGTTCAACTCGGCGTGAATGCGCGGGATATGCATTACTGGCTTGAAAGTAAGCAGGACTTTTCAACATGGATAAAACGCCGAATTGCTAAGTATAAATTTCAGGAAAATATTGATTACCTGATCCATCAAGTGGTGGAGCAGGGTGTGAGTGGTGCAAAACATAAGACAGAATATTTGCTGACAGTGGATATGGCCAAAGAGCTATCCATGGTCGAGTGTACTGATCGTGGACGCGAGGTGCGTCTGTATTATATCGAGCAAGAGGAATTGGCTCGTCAACTCAAAGATGGGCTACAGGTACGCATTGGCAAGCTTTCAGCACAACTTGAGCTGATTACCCAATCTCTGTCAGGCGCAGCAAGCTTCCTATCAATCCATGGTAAGCAAACAAAACCAGCCATGCTTAAAGAATTGGATGAACTGATTAAAGAGGCGCAACCATCCTTAGATTTTGATGAGGATAAAGATAATGACAAATAATGTTCCTGCTTACATTGTGGTGGAGTGCAGACCAAGCACAGAAGAAGATGGTTATGCCGATATTGTTATTCATAACGACACCTACATTTTTGAAAGTGTAGAGCCGGCAGAAAACCTGCGCGCAGCAATGCTAATAGCTATTGATATTGAGCGAACCAAGCCAAACCACAAGCACATCACGCTGCACGCCGAAAGCGTCTCGAAATTATGCAGAGGTATGCAAGGTGAGACCATAGATTCCAATAAACATTAAACCCCGCCAAGTGCGGGGTTAATTATTTCAATGCCACCGAAAGGTGGTTTTTTTATGCCTTGAATAGGAGAAAACCATGAGTTCGGGTGCAAAACAATTAGTGCAGATTGCAAAAGAAACTGTCATTGGAACAGTGCCTTCGCCATTTGCGCGTCAAACCTTGGCATTTACTGATATTTCATTAAACCAAAGTGTTGAAAAAACAGAATCAGCTTCGATTACAGATAGCCGATTACAGCAATCATCTATGATTACTTCGGCGGAGTATTCAGGCGAATTGAGCGCAGAAGCTCAGTATGGTGCTTATGATGACTTGATGGCAGCAGCAGCTTTTAATGCTTGGGCAACCAATGTTCTGACTTTTGGTGGTACGACTCGTCAAACATTTAGCGTATTGCTTGGTTATACCGACATTGCCAACTATCACACATTCTCAGGCTTGCATGTAAATACATTCGGTATTGATATTCCCGAAGCTGGTCTGATTGGCCTAACTTTTGGCTTCATGGGTACTAAGCGAACCACAGCCGCAGTTGCACCTGTAGGAACAATTACGCCAGCATCAGCCAATCCGCGTATGTCGAATATCTCAGTAGGCGATCTGCTTGTCGACGGGGTATCGGTTAAAGGCACAGCTTGTATTACAGCATTCTCATTCAATTGGGATAACTCAATGCAAGTGCAAAAATGCTTGGGCGCTGGTCTTGAAGTTGGTGCAATTCTTGAAATGTCAGCGAAAGGCACAGGCAGTTTCACAATGGCTTGGTCTACTAAAGCGGCAGAGCTTTATGAAAAGCAATTCACCAATGGGAATATCTCGCTATCAATTCCAATTACGGATACTGCTGGAAATAAATACGTTTTAAACATTCCTAAAGTTGAGCTTACAGCACCGCTTGCAACTGGTGGTAAAGATGACCTCTTGAACACAACATTTGAATATACGGTAGTGGATCAAGCGCCAACATTGACGCGCACACCTAAAGTTTAATCAATAGCCGCCTTCGGGCGGTTTCTTTTGGAAGATCAAACATGGCTTTAAAAGTAGCAATTCAACAAAGCAAAGAAGTCACACTTTGGAAAGAATACAAAGATAGCAAAGGGAATGTTTTAGCTGAGTTCAAGATTCGTGGTTCTGATTACAAAGCATATCGTGTAGCGGTTGAGCGTGCTAATAATCAAGTCACTTCAAAAGGCTATAACGTATCCACAGCAGGCAAAGAAGATAAGCTTTATCATGAGCTTTTATTAGAGGCTGCTGCATGTCATTTGGTAGCCGACTGGAAAGGCGTGGTCTTTGTTGAAGATGGCAAAGAGATCGAGCCTGAATGCACACCTGAGAATGCAACCAAGCTTTTCAACATGGGTGACATCGGTGTGGCGATTTGGGCATTTGTGAAGATGCAGTCTGACCAGATTCAAGTCGAAGCAAACAGCTATCGAGATGAAGTTTTGGGAAAGTCCGAGAACTCTACGAATACATCCAATTCGCCAGCGAAGAAGAAGCGGGTGAGTACAACCAAAAACAACGCGCAATAGCTGAAGCATTAGGTAGAAAACCACCAAAAGAAGTTAAAAAGCCTGAATATAGCTACACAGCCAGCACCTTAATTGAAGCTTATAACGTCATTTCGCGCTCACGCAGATATGAGCAAGGCACACCGTTAGCGTTGGGCATTGCTGACTTAAATGCTTATTGTGAGCAGTATGAGTTACCAGTGGAGCGTTATATTTTTAATGCAGTCATCTTTGATCTGGACAATCGGTTTATTGATGAGGCTTATAAGAGAATGAGTAAGAAATCAGTCTAGGTTGGTTTCTTTTTAAATATTGGCAATTTATTTAGGTGTCTTTTGTACTGTGATTGCATGAGTTTGGTCGCCTCGAGATATAACCTTTGCTCACCAATAAGATTGTCACCATACTGAGCATGTAGATGATCTATCGACATTTGACACGCTTGAACACTGGCGGTAAAGAATCCCTCAAGGAAGTTATTTACCGCTTTTTCAAATTCTTCTTCTGAATAACTTTTTGTATTCTCAAAGCTCTGCTCTAAACGCAACTGAGCTTCCGCATTAATGGATCTGCTATTGGTTTTAGCTGCCTCTGCAATTCTAAGTTTTAATTCAGCAGGTATGCGCAAGTTAAATTGAACTTCGTCAGACATGTGTAATCCAAAAATTGTTAGCATTTCATTAGCAAAATATATTGACACAGTGATTTTGTTTTTGCTATGTTAGATATTGTTAGCAATTAGCTAGCATTTTAATAATGAGGAGTTGCTAATGCAGCAAAACATTACGCAATTAAATGTTCGGGTTCCGCAAGAGATAAAGGATTTTTTACAAGAAGGGGCGAAAAAAGATGAAAGGTCTTTGAATAGCTATATTGTGAAAATTTTTAAAACTCTTAAAGAGCAATCTAAAGAAGCGAAAGCATGAAATCAACAGACAACAAAAAAGCCCCTGAATCTTGGCGGATGCGGAGCTTTAGTGTTGTTAACAAAGGAATATTAACTATGTCTAGTTTAGCATTAAGTTTTAACGATGTAAATTTCACACCTGTTCAGCAGGACAATCAAGCATGGATTACTTCACGTGAGCTTGGTCAAGCTCTAGGTTATTCGCGTGAAGATGCAGTCAATAAGATTTTTGAGCGCAACTCAGATGAATTCACAGGAAGTATGACCCGTAACGTCAAATTGACGTTGCAGGGTCAAGCTCGTGAGGTTCGAGTGTTTTCTTTGCGTGGCTGTCATTTAATAGCAATGCTTTCAAGAACGGCAATCGCCAAACAATTCCGCAAATGGGTTTTGGATGTGCTGGATCGTGAAGTCGTTACTAAACAGCTTGAGAGTCGCCAATCCATTTCACCAGAACAACAAGCCTTGCTTCATGAAATTGTAGCTAGACGTTCAAATGGTGAGAGGAAGATATTTGCTGAAATGTGGGCGCGTCATAATCGACACTTTAAGATTCCACGTTATGCAGAGCTTTTGGCAATTCATTTTTCCGAGGCGGTGCATTACCTGGAAACAATGGAGTTAAAGGCTAAGGTTTCAACTAAGCAAGATAATTTAATCCAAATAGATAAAAATTATCACAATAATGTTCAAGGTTTAGCATGGCATATGCTTTGGATTCGAGAGTGGTGGAAGCAGTTTGGTGAGCCACTTAGAGCGCTTAGCCCTAATATGGCTGCGGCTGTACATGATCATTTTACCGATGGGGCAATGTTTGCATTCCACTTTATAGATAAAGATGATTTAAAAAGACAGCGTGAGCGATCTGAATATTATCAATGGCATTTAAGTTGCACTGAACGCATGGCATTAGATTACAAGCGCAAATAAACACAAACCCACTTCGGTGGGTTTCTTTTTGTGCGGTAAATTAGTATCTTGTCTTGAATAACAAATATTTTGGGTGGGTATGAAAAGGATTATTTTATTAGCGGCTTGCATGTTAATCATAAGCCCTATGGCAATAGCCAAGAAAAACAAGATAAGTGATTATATTGATGTTATTAATAAAAACAGCGCCAAAGACTGCAAGATAAACAGCTTCAATTTGCTTAATTTAGATCCTGTTTATGCAAATACATTTGAGGCTACTTTAAATAGCTTTGGTTCTCTTAAAATCAATGATTTTGATAAGGCTGGATGTGTAACCTCACTTAATACTCAAAATAACATTATCACTAGTACCTTGTATCAGGTTGATAGGAGAGTGATAGGGCACCATTTCAAGGTGTTTTCTGCTTACGATCTATCAACAAAAGAAATGCTTCTAGTAATTATTGATGGGAATAATAAAAGCTATTTAGTTGGCTCAAAAAGAGATTCACTTAAAAATGCATTAAGTGCTAGCTTTAGTGCTGATGAGAGATTTCAAACGGCACAACTAAATTCCTTATTAACATTTTCAGATCTTACTAAGTCACAAAATGACATTGATAAAGAGATTAATGCGTTAAAGATTATCCAAGATGCAAACCAGCAGGAGCAGTCGTTAATTAGAAAGGCAGAATTAAGCATAAAAACTAGAGGAGCTAAAAATCTAATAAGAGCGGATAAATATTTTGATTCCTTTGTTTTGGATGGTAATGGCCAAAAAGCCAAAGCGAATGTGGGTGTTAAGCTGGATGATAAAATATCAATACCTTTATCAAAAAGTGAACTTGAGCAGAATATTTACTTTGTATCAGAGTTGATAAAAATTAAACTAAAAAACCCATATTCATATAAGCCGCGCGATATCTTAGCTAAGCAAAGTGGTGTTAATTTAGAAATCATTATTAGATATACAGCACAAAACAGTTATGGTGCAGATGTCGTTGGTATAGATGCTCATTCAGTTTATTTATGGGGTGATGGTAAGTACCATGCCAAACCATCACCTTGAATTACTTGATTTAAAGTAAAACCAAACCCGCGCAAGCGGATTTCAAATACTTAAAACACGGCTCGCACCTCGCGGGCTTTTTTATTGCCCGCAGGAAAGTGAAATGGCTCAAGAATCTGTATTAAGAATCGTAATCGACTCAAGAAATGCTGAACGTAATGCGCGCGCCTTGGCGAATGAACTAGACAGCATCGAAAAGAAAGGTGATTTTGCTAGCAAGTCTATGGATTCGATGTCTGTGGCAACTCGTCAACTTGCGGGCTATATAGCTGGCGTTGTGACTGTTGGAGCTGCTATCTCCAAAATGGATGCCTACACAGGTATGCAGAACCGCTTAAAACTTGTAACTAATTCACAGGCTGAGCTGAACACAGCAATGAATAGCACATTTGCTATTGCTCAAAAAACAGCATCATCATGGGATTCTGTAATTCAGGTGTATCAGCGCTTTAGTGATAATGCAAAAACGCTAAAAATTGATATGGCTAAGACGGCCGAGCTTACAGAAACAGTATCAAAAGCCGTGGCAATTAGTGGGACTTCAACTCAAGCAGCAGAGGCAGCATTAACGCAGTTTGGTCAAGCATTAGCGTCAGGTGTACTACGTGGCGAAGAACTTAACTCAATCTTAGAGCAAACACCAGCACTCGCAAAAGCTATTGCTCAGGGTATGGGTATTACGGTTGGTCAGCTTCGATCTGTAGCTGCTGAGGGGAAAATCACTGGCGAAGTGCTTGTTGATGCATTAACAAAGTCAAAAAAATCAGTAGATGAATTATTTGCAAAAACCGATGTGACAATTGGTCAATCCCTTCAACTATTAAGCAATGAAGTCACCAAGTTTACAGGTGAAGCAGGACAATCAAGCGGTGCAGCAAATTTGCTCGCAGGCTCAATCAAACTACTTTCTGAAAATTTATCATCACTTGCTGATGCGGCTGTGGTCGGTGGTATCGGGTATATCACAAAAGCCATTCTCACAAAAACCGTTGCGGTGCATGGTGCGATTGCTGCAAGTGTAGTGCAAAAGGCAGCAGATACAGCAGAAGCACAATCAAGCGTTGTTGCAGCTACTGCAAAAGTAAATGAAGCTAAAGCGCATTTAGCGAACGTACAAGCCACGAACGCAGAAACACAAGTCAAATATGGCGCAACAGCAGCAAACGCGCGTTACAAACTCGCTAGTGACGCTGTGACGCAAGCATTGATTGCACAAACCGCAGCACAGGGAGCATTAAATACATCGGTTAGTTTGGGCAGTCGCGCCCTTGCTTTAGTTGGTGGCCCAATCGGTGCAATCACAATCGGCGTGGCTGCATTGACTGCTGGCTACATGTACCTTCAAAAACGCACAGCAGAAGCAAATGCAAAACTTGAAGAGCAAGGCCGTGTTGCTGAAAAAACCAAAGAGGAGCTTTTAGCACTAAAAGGGGTTCAGCTTGATGTCGCTAAAGATGATTTAGCAGCATCATTTGAAGACCAGAACGACAAGTTGAATAAGTTGAACTTGTCGTTTAATGGCTTTATTCGCACAGTTAAAAATGCCAATGAAGGTAATCAGGAAGTTAAAGAAATTTCTGACCAGGTGCATAAAGGACTTATGTCACAAGCTGATGCCATCGAGAGATTGAACAAGCTAAAACTATTAACACCTGAGCAAAAATCCCAAGGTCTGGATTTAATTAAGAGTTACGAGGAGGCTAGGGTTAAGGCTCAGCAAAATGCAGATGCTCAAAAAACTTTAGGTCAGCAGGTTACTTTATCTGGCAATGCTGCATCTAATGCTGTTGGTAAAGTAAACGATAACACCAATGCTATGTATAACAATGCTGATGCAGCGAACGCAGCAGCGGATGCACAGTCTAAGTATATTTCAAACCTACAGAAAGGTGCCGCACAGACCATTATGACCAACAAGCTAATTGCTAAAGGTTGGGAGATTGAGCGTGCAAAAATGACATCACAAGCGGCTTTTGAGAATGGAGGGAAGGTTTCAGCAAAAGATATTCAGATTATTGACATGAATATTGCTGCAAATAAAAAACTACAAGCCTCTGAGGATGCAATTGCTAATGCTAAAAGAGGATCAGCTAAAGCAGCGAGTGCAGCTTTGTCACAACATCGGAAGGATGCAAAAGAAGCAAATCGCATAGATGAGGAGCAACGTAATCTTAGAGAGCAATACATTTATGCTTATGCTGATAGGGAGAAGCAGATTGAGTTGAATTTAGCTAAAGAAATTGCAGAAATTCACAAGGCAAATTTTACCAATCCTGAACCATACCTAGAGGCAGCAAATAAGCGCGCTTATTATGAAAAGCAAATCTATTTATCTCAGTTGCAGTTTGAAATTAATGAATTCCAAATGAGTGAGGAGCAAAAGCTCAAATACTCGTACGATATAAAAAACTTGCAACTTCATCAAAATTCAGAAATAACCAAAGAAAGCAAAGAGATTGCTATTAATGCACTCGAGGAGCAGTACAACCAAGAACTCGCTCTAATCAAACTTTCACAAGAAACTCGCCTCTTTCAAATGCGTGAAGCTTTTATGTCCGAAACCGCAGCCATGCAGGAGCGTTATCGCTTGGAGCGCGAGCAGATTCTTCTAAACTCCAAGCTAAGCCAAGAGCAGAAACAGCGCGAAATTGCTTTAAGCAAGGCTTTGCAAGAGGAAGAAAATCGCAAGCGTTTAAATAACGCAGTTCAGCAATGGGGTGGCATCCAAGCTGAAATGAACGGTACTGGCGACCAGTATCGCTTAGAGCAAGAGCGATTTAGTCGATATGAAGCTTCTCAACAGGTGTTTGATACGCAAATTGGTCAAGTGGAACAAGCTGCCCAAGATCCTAATGCCAACATGCAGGAAATTGCAGCGCAACGCGAAGCGATTTGGCAGGCACACCATGATCGAATGACAGCTATTGAGTCGGATTACTACACCAACTCGCAAGCCTTGCAGCTTGGCTACGGTCAGCAAGTGACAGGCGCACTCTCGGGTATGTTTGGTGCAATGCTGGGTGAGTCATCATCGGCATATCGAGCTTTATATGCTGCACAACAGGCATTCGCACTAGCTCAGGCAGGCATGAACGTCTGGAAAGCCGCGTCTGATGCGTATGCAAATGAACCTGGTACAGTTTGGCAAAAAATGGGCGCTGCGGCTTTAGCGACAATTGAATCGGGAACTTTTGTTTCAATGATTCAAGCAGCCACCCCTAAAGGCTTCGCCAGCGGTGGCTACACAGGTCACGGTGGTAAATACGAGCCAGCAGGCGTCGTACATAAAGGCGAAGGTGTTTTAACTCAAGAAGAAGTTAAGGCGTTGGGTGGGCCACAAGGCTTTGAGGATTTGCGAAAGTCGATCCGTCGGGGCTATGCGACAGGTGGACTGGTTGCAGATACTCACCGTGTCGGTATGGGTGCAGTGAGTGCGATTAATTCGGGTGGGGCAACTGTTGTTCAACCTAAAGTGGTTATTAATAATTACTCTTCTGAAAAAGTTGAAACTTCGACAAATCAGGATGGTGAATTAATGGTCACTATTGGTAAGATGGTCAATTCTATGGTTGATCAAAAAGTCGACCAACGATTTTTGAGAGCTAGACGACAAGGTGGTGAGCTTTATGGAATTAAATAAGCAGGAAGTAAAAAGCAGCGGGGAGAGTGGTATCGACTTGCTTTTCGTCTCAGATGAGGCGCAAGGTATAATTGCTGCCAATCTGGTTAATTTTTTAGTTAAAAAAGGAATTATTACCAAAGAAGAGTACCTCTCTCACACAGAAGCAACTAAAGATAATCTAGTCGATAAGTTATCAGGCAAAGATGATTTTATATTAATTGTTGAAAATGCATTTAGCGCACACTTAAATCATCTTGATTAACCTCAATATGAAAAATACCACCTTCGGGTGGTTTTTTATTGGACGTAATTTATGAGCAGCGAAAAATTTACTTTCCCATGCGATCTAGAAGGCAGCTCGGATACTCAAAACTTCAATGTGTTATCTAGCAGATTCGGTGATGGGTATGAACAAAGCATCTCGGTTGGCATCAACAACCGAAAAGGCGAATGGGCCTATCAAAGAACTGGCTACAAGGATGAGATTATCGCAATTAAAGCCTTCTTTGATCGTCACAAAGGTGCTGACTCATTTTTATGGGATTCTCCTTTGGATGGCGAGGTGAGAGTTAAGACTGGAACTTCATACCAACCAAGACAGGTTGGTGGTATGGTCTGGTCAATCTCCACCACATTCACCCAAGATTTTAAACCTTAAATTCAATCAACTTTATGCCCCACATGTTGGGGCTTTTTTGTGAGAAAAACTCATGCCGACCCAAAAAGTCAAACTAACCACAACACCGCAAAAAGTTGCTGTGGCCAATTCTCCAGCATACATCCAGTCGCATCACAACCGATTCAGATTTGCTTTTGGGCCTAGTCAGCCCACCAACTTAGAAGCGTCCCATCAAGACATGCAGGTTTATACCGATGGGGCGCTGGGTGACTTGTGGGCTTGGGTGAGCTACTCATCAAACAACGACACCGTCATTGTCTCAACATAGGGAAAGCTAGTGAAAACAACCAATCTTGCTGCGGGGCTATATACACCGCGAACCACAAGAATTGCACAGGGGCTTATTGATAAAGGTTTGAGAATCGGCTCGACAACACAATTAATCGGCTCAACAGAAGGCTTTATTGGTAACCGTTTACCAGCAACAACTTAATTCAAAAACTTCAGGAATAATTATGGCTAAGCAAAAAATTAACCAAGGCACAGCGCCGACGGGCGTTGGTGGTGATACTTTTCGAACTGGTTCTGCAAAACTTCAGGCCAATGATGATGAGCTTTACACACATCTTGGTGCTGGATCTGATGGTGCTCTTTCTATAGATAAAACCCGAACCGCATTGGGGGTTGAGGCAGACAAAACCAATCTCACAATCCTGATCAAAGACTCATTGCGTCAGTCTGTAGAGGTAGCAAGCGGTGGATTGCAGACGGTTTTATACACGGCTAAAGGCCAGCCCACTTACATGAACATCATTCAAAAGTACGATATGAGTACGATTGATGCTTCATTAAGTGGTACACACCCAGCATTTATCGTGGATGGTGTGGAAAAGCCTGAAATCTTCATTGGGACATACCAGGGTCGAATTGTTAATGGTGAGTTGCTCAGTCTGCCAAATGTAGAGCCAAGCCATAGCACTAACTATGACAACTTTTTAACAGCAGCTCGAGCGTGTGGTAACGGCCACCACTTAATCACTAATGCTGAATGGAGCGCCGTGGCCTTGCAATGCTACAAGGATAACACCCAGCCGCTAGGGAATACTTATTATGGCCGCAGTTCGGAGAACCCCTTACTTGTGGGTCGCCGTCCTGATGGTTTAGCTCCAGGAAACACCACGGGATCAGCACGCACACTGACTGGGTCAGGACCTGTGCAATGGCGACACAACGGTAAAGAAAACGGCATTGCTGATTTATCCGGTAACGTATGGGAATGGAATTCCGGAATGCGTATTTTTAACGGTGAAATTCAGGTTATTGCAAACAATAACGCGTCAAAGCTGGCGATCAATCTTGGCGCAGCTTCGACCGAATGGAAGGCAATTGATGGTGAAACTGGCAACCTGGTCACACCGGACGGCAGCGGAACCACGGCAGGCACAATCAAGTATGCTGATGGCGGCACAGCAGACTACACAATTAATGGGTCTAATTTTGGTGGTATCCGCAACTTATCAACAACCAAGCCTGTGACTGCGGCAGCTTTAGCTCGACTGAAAGCATTGTGCTTATATCCGCATACTGAAAATACCGCTTCATATAACAGTGATTACTTCGCCAAAACAATGACTGATGAGCGCCTTCCCATCCGTGGCGGCAATTGGTACAACGCAGCCATTGCTGGCGTGTTCGCCTTGTACTTGGATTACGCTCGTTCGAGCGCGAATACGTCTTTCGGGGCGCGTCCAGCTTTCGTAAATCTGTAATCTGTCTTGTGTTATCTGTATGCGTGCGCGATAGCGCACGTTCTTAATTTTGTTTTGTAGAGATTTATTGTGTCTAGTGATTTATTAATCAGACAAAAATGCGAAGAAATGATTGCCTACGGCTATATCGCATTACGTCAATTTCCAAAATTTGAAAAGCATGTGCTTGCAGCAGAAATGAGGCAGGTCATGTGGGGAATATTGAGGTTGATTGTTGTTTGTAATAAGCGCTACCACAAAAAAACCACACTACAAGAGTTAGACGCAGAGCTAGACCTATTACGCGCTCAGGTTCGAATTTCAAAAGAATTAGGCTATCTTGATTTTAAGAAGTATGAACACTGGTCCAGACTGAACAATGAGATTGGCCGCATGGTAGGCGGCTGGATCAAAGTATTTGCCGTAGGCAAATAGGGGTGTGCGTTACAACGACGGTCCCTTCCCATCCGTGGCGGCAATTGGAACAACGCAGCCAATGCTGGCGTGTTCGCCTTGAACTTGAATAACGCTCGTTCGAACACGAATACGAATATCGGGGCGCGTCCAGCTCTTAGAGCGTGTCAGAAGCTTAATCCCTAATGGGGGCTAGGACAGAACACTTTAAAAGGATGCACACTCCTTAGATGAAAATCTAAAAAACTAAACAGGCGGCATAGCTGAGTAGCAATAGCGAAAACTTATGCCGCTTTTCTTTTGGGATATACATGGCAATTACATACAACAATCTGTTTAGTCAGGTTTACGACTTTGAAAATTTGTATAACGCATATTTGAAGGCCCGGCGCGGCAAGCGTGATCGGCGTGAAGTCTTAAAGTTTGAATTAAATCTGGAAGAAAACCTGATCCAGTTACAGAACGAATTGATCTGGGGAACGTACAAGACGGGTGAGTATCGAATTTTCAAAGTATACGAACCTAAAGAGCGCGATGTTGCAGCACTTCCATTTCGGGATAGGGTCGTACAACACGCTATTTTACTGGTCATTGAACCCATCTGGGAAAAGCGATTTATTGACGACAGCTACGCCTGCCGAGTTAATAAAGGTACGCATGTTGGCGCAGATCAAGCACAACGCATGATGCAAAAGGTACTAAGAAATCACGGTGTTTTGTACGCATTCAAGGCTGATATTTCAAAATTCTTCTACAGTATTGATCATGAGATTATGAAAAGCCTGATCAGAAAGAAAATATCATGCAAACAGCTCCTTACCCTGATTGACGACATCATAGAATCATCCGGTGGCGGTGTCGGAATACCTATCGGCAACCTAACATCACAGCTATTTGCAAACATATATCTGCATGAGCTGGATGAGTATGTCAAATACCGACTATGTGAGAAGCACTATCTGAGATATATGGATGACTTCTGTATCTTTCATCACAACAAGGATCACTTGCGTCATTTACGCATTGACGTAGAGCGATTCCTATTTGAGAAGCTAAAGCTCCAAACCAATGCAAAAACACAAATATTTCCAGTGTCCGTCAAGAACGGACGAGCATTGGACTTCCTTGGCTATCAAATGTGGCCCACTCATCGACGTGTAAGAAAAAGCTCAATTTCCAGAATTTACCGAAAAATAAGGTTTATGAAGAAACAGTACAGCCAGGGCAGGATTGAGGCAAAGCGCATCCAGGCATCCATTAACTCTTGGCTTGCACATGCTTCTCACGCAGACAGTCTAGGCTTGCGAAAATCAATACTCAACAAGGCTGTTTTTGTCAGACAAGAGGATAAGAACACAACCACTACTGTTTTATTACCCAAAATAGAGGATTTAACCTAATGCTTAAGCTTGTATCAAACCGAAACGGTGCAGAGATTCACCAGCTCGAAGTCACACAAGATGGATGCACAATTACACCTAATATGGATGGTGTTGTGGATCTAATCAAAGACCTCAATTGCGACAAGGGAAAGATCCTAAACGCACTATCGCAATTCAACCCTGATTACGTGTGGGCAGTCACCTACGAAAAACCGCCATTAAAACCACTAACACGCCGTCAATTCCGATTAGCACTTGTCATGAATGGCTTTGCTCTTGCTGATATTGAAGCGCTTATTAATCAAATCGAAGATGATATGCAGCGTCAAATTATTCAAATCGAATGGCAGGATGCTACGGTGTTTGAGCGAAATAATAGCAGTCTTTTCGTAATGGCAGCGCTGATGGGGTTATCTTCATCTCAAATTGATGAGCTTTGGGAGCAGGCAGCAACACTTTAATGGGGTTTTGATATGACATTAAACAGTGATTTTCAAAAGCTGTATGTAGATGGTCTGATCACGCTGTTTGAACTGGATGCTCGCGCTTTAGGCGCGGGTATTCTGCGCTTTCATGGTCATATCTCTTATGAAGATTGGGAGCGCATTTACAGCTATATCGGATCAGATGGAATGCTCGGGGACGAGGCTCAATTAATTGGTGAAGTGTTTGAAAACACCGAGTCAAAAACATGGTATCGCAACATCATTTGGCAAGGCGAAACTTTCGAGCCGATGGCTTTAGAAGTATCGGGCTTAGAAATGCGCTCAGATGGTAAAGCATCTGCACCCACTTTAAGCATGGCGAATAATGTTGGCGGGATTCAAGGCGCAATTTCAGCTTACTGCTTACAGTTTGGTGACTTCGCAGGGGCAAAGCTCAAGGTCATTACCACACTGGCTAAATATCTTGACGCTGAAAACTTTAGCACTGGTAATGCCACAGCTAACCCAAGTGAGAAGCGAGAGCAAATTTGGTTCATTGAACAAAAGACTTCTGAAAATGCTCAGCAAGTGACGTTTGAACTTTCTAATCCAGTGGATTTTGAAGGGCTAAAAATACCAACACGACAAATCTCAAATTACTGCAACTGGGAATATCGAAGTGAAGAATGTGGCTACATCGGATCTGCAATGTTTACTGAAAAAGATGAACCAACAGATAATCCAGCTTTAGATCGATGTAACTACAGAACGTCAGGCTGTCGTTGTCGAGAGAATGAGCTTCATTTTGGTGGATTCCCTGCATCTTCAATGGTGTAAAAATGAAATTAAATAAAAAACTAAAAGCAGCGATTCTATCTCATGCTGAAGAATGTTTCCCCGCAGAATGTTGCGGGGTTATTGTTTCTGGTGAGTATATTCCATGCCGTAATGTCGCTGAAAAAGGTCAGTTTCAAATTCATCATGAAGACTTGGCGCATGCTGAAGATCAAGGTGAGATTCAAGCCTATGTACATTCACATCCCAATGCTACAACACGTGCTTCGGATTTAGATTTACTACAAATTGAACTTCATGAAAAGCCTTGGGTGATCTGTGCTTGGCCCGAAATAGATTTCCAAGTCTATAAGCCATGTGGCTATAAAGCACCACTCATTGGTCGTGATTACCATCATGGATACCAAGATTGCTATTCAATAATTCGTGATTTTTATAATCGTGAGTTAGGTATTCAGTTGATTGATTTCGAACGTAAAGACGATTGGTGGAGTGATAAAAACCACAAATCCCTTTATTTGGAAAATTTAGATGAAGCTGGATTTTATGAGGTTAGTGAACCTCAGTATGGTGACATGTTGGTGTGTAATGTTGGTCGTACAGAACACCCGAATCATGCAGTGATTTGGTTGGGTGATCAGTGGCAATTAAAGTCAGAAGAAAGCACAAGTTGTTTTGGTGGACCATTAATCCTACATCACCCTTACGGTCGAAAGTCTGTGCGTGAAATCTTTGGGCAACAATGGCAAGAGCGAGTTGCAAAGGTGGTTCGGCATAGGGAGATGAAGTATGAACTTTAAAGGGTTGCATCAAAGAATTCACGAAAAACAGAAAGAACTAAATGATCTACTTAACGATTTAAATGAGCAACTTGCTTTAGAGCAAGGAGATTACAGTGGGTTATCAATACCTCACGATGCAACACATTACCGAGTTGTGAATTGTAAAGTGGAATATATTAGGAAATGTCCTTATCGAGACGATTGGGATATTTGGCTAGATTCAACCAACAGCTGGCTTGGAACCTTCTGGAAGAGAGTAGAAGTAGGAAAAGATGTAAAGCTATTAACCGCCAAATAAGGCGGTTTTTTATTGCGTGGAGAAAAGTGAGTCATGCTTAAAACGATCAAATTATATGGCGTACTGGGAAAGAAGTTTGGTAAAGAATTTCATCTAGCTGTTGAAAGCACCCGTGAAGCTGTAAAGGCACTATCAGTCCAAGTGCCTGGCTTTGAGCAATTCATGCTAACAGCTCATGAGCAAGGTCTTGCCTTTGCTGTCTTTCAAGATGATGAAAATATCAGTGAGGATCAGATCGACTTTGAGACTGGCGCCAAAGTTATCAAGATTGTGCCCAAAGTCATTGGCGCGGGTGGCAATGGAGTATTGCAAACAATTCTTGGCGCGGTGATGGTTGTTGTGGGTGTTGTTATGTTGTATATACCCGGCGCACAACCCTTTGCTGCATCTGTGATCGGCGCAGGTATCGGTATGATGGTTGGTGGTATTGCTCAAATGATGATGCCAAAGATGGACGAGGGAGATCAAAATCAAGACGGCAACAGGGCAAACAAGGGATTTGGTGGTGCAGTCACTACAATCGCACAAGGCAATCCAGTTCCGATTCTTTATGGTCAGCGTGAAGTCGGTGGATTTATTGTGAATGCTGGTCAATTTGCAGTAGATACTTTTAGCTCTGCGGATGCTGGTTTTACAGGCGGTGGCAGCAGCGGTGGAAAGAAATAATTTAAAAAACACAGGCGCAATGAGCGCCTTTTTTATTGTCTAAGGATAAGTATGAACGCAGTAATTAAAGGCGCAAAAGGCGGTAGCAAAAGCCAAAGACAACCAAAAATTGCAAACGATACAACCGCTTCAAAAACCTATGCACGTTTACAATATGGCATGAGCGAAGGGGAAGTTGAGGGCTTAGCAAATGGCTTTAAATCAATCTTCCTCGATGACACGCCAGTTGAAAGCGATAGTGGTGCAAGAAACTTTCAAGACGTCACCCTAGATTTTCGCTCAGGCACTAATGATCAGACATACATGGAAGGCTTTGAAAGCATTGCTTCTGAAGCTGCTGTTGGAGTTGAGCTTAAAAGTGATACGCCTTGGGTTAAAGGGATTACCAATCTTAATCTCGATGCCGTAATTGTGAGGGTGCGTTTTGGGGCTTTAAAAAAGCAAGACCCAAGCAATGGCGATGTTTCAGGTATTGTTATTGATTACTCGATTGAAGTACAAACTGACGGAGGGGCATGGGAGTTATAGTCAAACTACTTTATTATCCATACAGGATTCGAAAAAAACTCGAAATAATTCATCGACTGAGTCGATCAACCATTCTTTACGCTTACG